GCGGACGGATCGTTACCACCTCCCGTAATTTCTGTGCCCGGTTGATGATAGCTAGCCTCTTGCTTGCCTGTAATTGGGAAGGCCATACTTTTGCCTCCACGAATAGTTCTTTCCTTTACTTTGCCTTTGGTGACACAGAATTCTTCAAAGGCTGAAAGAACTTCCGCGCTCCCCAATTTGAGGAACATGGCGCGGTAGCCATCCTGTTTGTCAGCACCAGCAGCCCACGAGCCACCGGTGCCCTTAATTTGACCTAAGCGCTTGAGATCAGCGTCAGCCATGACGGAAAAATTAGATTGAAGTTTGCGGTTGGGTTTCGCAGCTTTCTCAATCTTCCCGGTTATCCCCGCAGGGGCCGTTCAATTGCAGATGTGCAATACACCTGCAACCAAACTAGATCACATCGCTGTTGTTGAGTAGGGCAGCGAACTTCTGCTGATAAGCCTCATCGACTTCGATCAGCTTCTGGCCGCGTGAATTGCGCTTGTTCATGGCCTCCAACATCTCGGCCTGAGAGTTGAACTTTGCTGGCTCGGTGACAGGTGCCTGCCCGCGAATCAGCCTTGGCTCGGTGGCAGCTGGCCCAGCTGCTTTTGCCTGAATTGCCTTCAGTGCCCAGCGGATTGCCTGCTTGTTGCCGCTATCAACAACAGCGTTGTAATCAGCCAGCTCTGCCTCAGTCAGGCCGCCACCCTCTTTCGCCCATTGGCTGAGTTTGGTGAACGCTTCCGGGCCGCCAACCTCATTCTTCAGAGCTGCCTCATCGGCTGCGGTCATCGGCGCTGCTTCGGCCTCAGCGACGTTCCTGTTTCTGGCGACATAGTTTTCAATCACATGCCGTGGCATCCCAGCAGCGGCCGCCATGGCGTCGTATTGATCAGACACGTCAACGCCGGTGTCCACTTTCCACATCAGATCTTTCATGTCCAGGCCGGCTTCTCTGAATTGATTCACCAATTCTTCGCCGTACTGTTCCACTGCCTGTGCCTCTGTATAGCCTTGAGGTTGGCGAGGGTCAGAGTCAGGCTGAGCATCCTGGCTCTGTTTTCTTTCCAGCTCCTGATAAGCCTTCAGCAGGTCTTCCTGGGATCTGAATTTGCCGCCGATTAAGTCATCAGCTTCGGCTTCAGGTTCGCCGGGATCAGGCTGAACAACCGGCACGCCATCTTCACCCTGAGTGCTCAGAAATTCCTTGACCAGCTCTTCCTGGCCGGGGGCAATCGCGCCAGGGTCAGGACCAATCGACGGGTCATAACCGCTTGGAACTGTTTGCGCTGGAAGCAGATCAGCCATCTTGTTCTGGTGGTGGTGTGTTCATTTCTTGGGCAGTCTGTGCAGCATTCGCGACACCCTGAGGATTCGCGGCTAATTGTTGAGCCAATGCCTGCTGTTGAGCTTGTTGCATTTCGGCCTGAATTTGCTGCTCAGACTTAACCAATCCTAACGGACTAATACCCATAGAACTAGCCAACCTCTTAATTAACTCAGTGTTGTTCACGTATTGCGCCATACCTTCGGGACCAATTGATTGCTGGAGGATCTGAATAAACCGCGCAGTCTTCTCAAGATCATTGCCGCGGCCAACACCAGCCAAGCCAACGCTAACCATCGGCTGCACAAGTCCATCAGGAAGCTTCTGCATTCCACCTTTCCGCATATACAATTCAAGTCGCCTGCGAATGTATGGCGCCTGAAATGTGCTGGTCAAAATTGCATATACGTTCCCGAGCGAGCTTTCCGTTTGCAATGTTGAAATTCGGACTTCTTCGGCCGTAACCCGCTCTGCGTCTCGCATCTCGGACAACATAAATGATGCCGCCAGCCGCTGTTCGATTCTCTGAAGCGCCGTAAAAGCAACATTCACGTCCGAACCTTTGTCCGTCCTGACGGTAAATACGTCGTCGGGATTTCCTGGCAGGTAAGCGCCATTCGGACTGTCAGCCAATGTCTTGGCATTCGTGACGCCAGAAGGCTTAACGAGATGCTTTGTCTGTGCACTCACCAGCGCACATTCGCTCACAGCCTGCGACAGCGCTTCAGCGGTCTGCAGATCAGCCAGGCAAGCAGATTCGATGTAGCCAGGCGAATAGCTGCTGGCCTGGAATGAACTCATGCGCAGCGGCAGCCAGGGCGACACCGATTTCTTGCAGCTGCCCCTGGTGCCATCAACCTCCTTCTTATTGATCTCCTGATGCCAGGTGACGGTCTTCTCATCCCATTGGATCAGGGTGAAGATCTGAACCGTCTTTTCTGGGTTGCCAGTCTTTCCGAAGTGATCGTCTAGCAGGCCTTTGTATTCATCTTCTTCCTGTTCAACCTGTTCACGGATGGCAGCAGGAAGCTGCTCAATGGCCATCTCTTCGCACACCACCGCCGTCAGCGGTTCACCAGTCGGGTCACGCAGAACGACATAACGGTTCAGCGGATATGCCACCAGCCCGTCATCACCCACGTAGATCATGCAGTTGCCGCCGACGATCAAGTGCATCAGCGCTTCATGCACCACAACGCGATCGTTGCTGGTCTCAATGCTGCGCAGGATTGACAGCTCTAGCTTGTTCAAAGCCAGCTCAGTTTCAGACCTGGCGGTTGCAATCTCTTCCGGCGAAGCACCGGCTTCAGCCATCGCTGCCTCATTCTTCTCCAGTTCAACCGGATCCATCGTGAAGCGGAAGAATGCTTCAGTCGGCGGAAGGATCTGAAGCAGCAATCGTGCTGCCAAGTTGTTTGTTCCCCGCTGGCCTATGCCGTTCCAAGGCAACACATAGGCATCGGTGTTCTCCTGATAGGGAGTGTTCGACCGCGGGATCAGATACGGAATCGTCAAAGAACTGGCCCGTCTCATTCGATCGAGCCAGTAATTGCGCTCAGTCGTGAGGCTTTCGTAAATCTGCTGAGCGCACTTCATGATCAGATTGAGAGATTGGAACCTGAGCCGCTGCCACTACCGGTGGCACCGATGCTGAGCGAAGCCGTGGTCTGACGGCTGCCGCGTGGTGTTCGCCGGCGCCGCGACACCGTCGGGTTTTGGCCCTGCTTGCCGCCGGCCTGGCTGATCACCTTCAGAGAAGACGCAACGGCATTGCCGGTCATCTTTGCCCGCTTGGTGTCTTCAGCTGCCTGGGCTCGACGTTGTTCAGCGATCCGCTGGTTTTCCGCCTGCTGAGCCAGCGCTGCTTCTCTTGCAGTTGAAAGCTCATTGAGCCGATCTTGCTGCTGCTTCTTCAAAGCTTCAGCTTCAGCCTGCGATGCCGCAATCGCGGCAGCCTGCTGCGCCTCAAGCTCCTGCGCCCGCGCCTTCTGCGCTTCAGCGGCCGCGGTCCGCTCGCGAGCCAGCGCCTCTAGCTCAGCCTTTCTCCTTTCGGCCTCTTTATCGGCCTGGCGTTGAGCCTTTTCGGCTTTCCGCTTCTCTCTGTTTCGATCAGGTCCACCGCACATAATCAGACTCCGATATTCAGTCCACTGCCTTGGCCAACGGCCGCAGTGGGTGAGATCTTCAGCGACGACTTAGGCTTCTTCTTCGCCTTTGAAGCAGTGGTCGTCTGCGCATCAGGGGCTTCAGTTGTCGAAGCGGTGACGCCGTAGGCACCGATTGGGGTGTAGCTGGCCCCGGCTGCAGCAGCTGCTTCCTGCTTTGCCTTGAGCGCGTCGTCTTCAGCCTTCTGAGCTGCAGCTTGCGCTGCACTCGTATCACCTGAAGCTTTTGCAACCTCCGCGTCGTACTGCTTCTGAATCTCTGCGGTGCGCGAGTTGGCGGCGTCAATTTGATCCTGAATTGATTTTGCAGTCAGCGCTTGCTGCTCAGCGATTGATGCCTGGAACTGCGCAAGCGATTCCTCGTTACGCCGGATGTCGTCTTCCGACGGCCCGATGTATTCAACTTTTGGGGCGCTGGGCTGTGATCCGCCAAAGCACATTGGTTTTCCTCAGATGATGTTGAGACCGACTGCTTCGCCGGCAGTAGTGGGAACCTTCCGGCCAATCCGCAGCCCTCGTTTGCCGGGTGCAGATTGCGTCTTGTTTTTCTTCCGGGCCTTGCCGATGACGGGCGCCTGAGCACTCACCTCCGGTGGCGGTGCGCCGATGATGTTGCTCATCCGCCGCGCTTCGGCTTCCACCGACGCAGCAGATTCAGCGTTCTCTTTGCGCAGATCCCGCAGGTCTTCAATCAGATCCTGCTGATCCCTGAAGCTTGATTGCAGCTGCTGCTGCATCCCCGTCAACTCAGCCGACTGGGACATCTGCATCATCTGCAAACGCCTGTCCAGCTGACGGTCATAAGCGCCCGTGTCCGGCACGGTGATGACACCGCCGCCACCGCCGCCGCCACCCATACACATCAGATGCCCTCCAGGTTTTGTTGGGACTGCTCTTCTGCTTTCAGGGCCAGCCAACGAACCACGTCAGCCCGTCCCGCTTCGAACCAAACCTCCTTTTCAGACATTTGGATGCTGGGAGCTTGGTCAGGGAACTTTGCCCCTAACGCCGCCACCAGCCGCTCATCAATCGGCGGGAAGTAATCGCTCATGAGCAGAAAGAGTTGTCATCAGATTACCGGTGGTTGCCACATGTGAGGAGTACAGGATTCAATGTCAAATTCACCCGGCCGCAGGATGCGAGCGCAGCGGGCCTGAGTGATCGCGAACTCTTCATCGAACCCAGCCTTCTCAAACTGCTGCAGCACCAGCTTCCACAGCTCTGGCTCAGTGGTCGCTGCCAGCCATTCATCGCTCTCGAACAGCTTGTTCTTCTCTCCGATCCCCTTGCAGCCCGGATAGTTGTCACTGGTGTCACCGACTAACACCTGCGCATAAAAACTCTTATTCGCCTCGTCTTCGGTGATAGTCAGCAGCTCGCCATTGCGATACAGCAGTCCGGGCAGAGTGAGCATGTCCTTGTCATCAGAGACTCGAACATCGGTTGAGTGAGTCGCGGCCAACCCGATCAAATCATCGGCTTCGATGTTTGGGAAACCGCCAGTGACCCAGCCTTTCTCTTTTCCCAGCTCTGTCATACGCGCAAGTGTTTTGCCATATCCCGCAGGCGGCCGGCGACTTTTTCGATTCGCCTTGTACGCCGGCCAGATTTCATGTCGGAATGTCTTTTTGTCTCCGCGTGCAAGAAACAGTTCGTGTCCTGGGAACTCTTTAAGAAGCTCGGTTGCGTGGGTTTCAAACGCGAGCGCAGCATCTTTACCCCGACAAACAGTGTAGTAATCGCCAGAATCATCATCGGACTCATCCCAATTAAGATCGACCACGCTTCCCGCTGCAAAGCGAAATCCAAAGAACTCAAGATCATAAATAAGGCTCACTGTCCGTCGGCCTCCTGAATCCAGCGTGCCATGGCCAAAGCCCCGTCCCACCACGCCTGATCGTGTGCATTGTCTGCACGAAAGGCCTTGTCATATCCATCACTGGCGAAATGGATGTAAGCCTCAATCGTGCTGCGGTCGATGTCAACCGGCCCTTGATTTTTGAACTCAGATAGCTGTTCGATGATCTGCTCGCGAAAAGGCGGGTAGATCCCTGAAATTCTGGTCAAGGAATTGAGGGTTGGCTTTGAGGAATTCACTGCTTGGGAGTACACGTTCTTTGTTTGTTGGTTTGATTTCGCGCCAGTAGCTGCAGCCGTTGAACTGCTGCACTGACCATTTACCGGTGATCAATCCGCGCTCAAGAATCTTCTGAAGCTCGGATAAATCAATTAGTCGTTCCATTCGCCCGCTCCTGCTTTGCAATGCCGCGGAGATAGGCCGCCCATTCAGCAGCGGTGAGCTCGTCGCCAGTGGCGGCCGTCACCGAAGGCAAGGCCGGCAGATCAGATTTGAAGGTCTGATATGCGTCGGCGTTCTGCGGGTCAGCGGCACCAGCGATGGAACGGGCTTGCTCTGGGAGCTGAGCGATCTGTTCTGGAGTCGGCGCCACGAACTTGGGAAGGTCGCGCTTGAAACCCCAACTGCGATTGGTTCGACCGTTCTCCACGCAATAGAGCGGGCACATCAGCTGCTGCCAGGTCGGCATACGCGTGAAATCGCTCTTGGTGTAGTCCTGAATCCAGCGCTCGCAGGACCAAAAGAACTGCGGGTCATTCACCTCTGGGAACTCAGAGCGGAAGCTGTTGAACTTCAGGCCGCAAACTTCGACGCTCCACCGGTCTTCTTTCTTGACGCGCAGCTGCTGCTGCACCATCTCGATCCCGGCGAGAAAGGTTTCGATCTTCATGTCCCATACACCTCCGAAGCCCTGCGCATCACTTCGCTCATGGGCAGCAAAGTGCCTGGTTCGGTGGAAGGCACATCGTTCACATACTCTTCCTGCAGCGACTGCCAGCCCTGCTCAACGCCACGCGTGGCAAGCGCTATCGCTTTACGCGGCGGCATTCCCAGCACGCGGCTGACGTTCAGGTTCCAGGCGTTGAACGTCCACGCAGCACGCGGATTTTTCGCCCGTCGTGACTCGTTCCACCACGCCAGCAGCAGCCTGGCCAACTCCGGGTCGGCATCAGTCAGGCCATCGTCGAGCGTGGCGTGATCGAACTTGTCGAACTTGCTGGGTCGTTTCCGCAGCGGTGTGTCCAGTGCGGGATCGATCTCTACCGGCAGTGAGTCATTCAGCCAGCCGCGATCACGGCCGGCGTAAACCGTGATCACTTCCATGGTGCTGAAGTCTTTGAGGCAATCACCGCACTGGCGGACTCGGCGATCACCTCTGGTTTCAAGGACACGGTTCTTTTCGTGTCCGCAATGGGGGCATTTCATGGCAACCACCACAAACGAATTTCAATTGATGACTGCGCTGCTTTCGCCTTGATGTGCTCGGCGCTGAGCTTGCTGATCACCGAAACCCGGTCATCAACCCAGACCAAACCGTTACCTGCGTCAAATACAGCGCCAATGAGGTTGTCCAGATCGCCGCGTGCAGGACCGGTGAACCGGAAGCTGATCACGTTGACGATCTCCAGGGGTTCTCGAACCCACCACTCAGCCAGCTGCGCGCGGAAATCC